CTATCACTAAAATCCTCACTATGTGTAATCAAATTCGTACTCTGTGGCTCTAATAACCAACTTCCACAACCACTATCTGGTACTACTTCTTGACCAGTAACTTCTTTTACAGATACGTTGTCTATTGAGCCAGTAAAATTTAATTGTGGTAAAAATCTTATATAATCTGTTGAAACTGCTACAACATAAAACTCAAAACTTCCGTTATCTGAATTATAGCTACTTAAATTAACACCTCCAAATTTAGCATATATGCCACCACTTCCACTATTATTAATAACATCATATTTTACAAGATAAGTTTTTCCAACAACACCATTTGCAGTTCCTTGCCTTAATAGTTGATACGCTTGTAGCCCATCATAATTTGCACTACCACCACTAATTGTCCAACCCGTTCCTAATGTCCAATTAGCACTTCCATTACTAAAATCTCCATTTACAATTTCCTCACTCCCCAAAGTATCTTGATAACTAAACTCCTCGTAGTTTATTCTTGGTATGTTTGTATCGTCTGTTATTTCTTTAACTGAGATGTTTGTAAATGAGCCTACAAAAGAATTACCCCTAAAGTCAATATAATCGTTTATTCCAGCTACATAATCAAAACTATAACTACCATTTGCACTAACTGCATCTGAATAACCGTTAAAAGGTTCCCTAATAAATAAACTTCCACTAACATAATCCTTAACTTCAAATGAAAACCTATACTTAGCTCCTTGTGTAAAATATATAATTTGCCTAACAACATTACTGCCAGACATCGTACCATCTCCAATAACTTTACTATTAGCTTGGTCTATACTCCATCCAGTGTTAAATGTCCAATCTTGCCCTACTTCTTTAACTGAGATGTTTGTTACTGTATATTCAGCAGTATTATCAGAAAGGCTAATTAATTGAAAACCAGTTTTATTTGCAGATGCGTAAAAAGTATAAGTACCACTTGATGTAATACCAGATATAGTAGTACCACTAGAATTAGAATCAAAAAATCTTAACCTTGAAGATAACGAGCCACTTGATACATTTATATCTAAAGATATTTTATAAAATTTTCCCGATGTTAAAATGCCTTCTTGACTTATACCTTTATTTATAGTTCCATCAGTTACTGCTTCTCCATCTCCAATACTCCATCCACTTCCTAAATCCCAATTTTGTCCGACTTCTTTTACTGAAACGTTGTCTATTGAGCCAGTGAAAGCACCCCAGGTAGTAAAAATAAGATTGGTTGCACTTGCTACAAAATACAATGTATAGTTACCGCTTGAATTATATTCTACATCTATTGATGGATGTGTTCTTAATGCTCCAGAAATGTATGTTAAATCAAAAGTTAACTTATATGATTTACCTATTGTAAGGACATTATTTTGTGTTAATTGGTCGTAGTTATTAGTACCATCACTATTTGCACTACCACCACTAATTGTCCAACCAGCTCCTTTATTCCAATTACTATCAGTAGCAAAATCTCCATTAGTAATTAACTCAATTCCTTCTTGTGAAAAATTACCATTTAAAACTTCTTCTGTACCTATCTCTGAAAAGTTACCATTTGAAACTAACTCTGGACTTAATATCTGTACATTCTCAACTAAACCTTGTGCATTAACTCGAGTTGCAGCAGAATTTCTTGAAAATTGGAAATCTCCGTCTCCATTCTCTGGCTTTATACTTAACATACTTCCATTGTCGTATGCAGTTGGTGTAAGTAATATTGATGCTTTATCTAATAAATTATCTGCCATCCTATTCTATATTTTCAATTGTGGTTAATGTTGCAGTTGTACAAGTTACATTCTCATAATAAGATGCCCTTGCTTGTAATGTTGATAATAAACTAGGTATTGCACTTGTTACTGATAAATCATAATAAATACCTCCCCAGCCATTCTGAACTGGATTACCCCACCAACTAACTGGATATATTTCGTTTGCCATCTTTATTTTTTATCTTTTTAAACAATATCTCCATCTTCTTAACGTTGGAGTCTTTTGGTTTATAAATCTTTTTCTTCATACTATCCTAAAAATATACCTCCAGAGAAATTAGAATCTGTATCTGGACTCATCTGCTCATTTGTAGATGTGTTATATTCTGGGAATAGATTGTTATTGTAATCCATATAATCTAAGAATCTCCTAGTATAAAAGTCAGCAGTCTCATTAACTTTACCCATTAAGTGTACTAACTCATCTTTATCTATAGCTTGTTTGTTATCTCCAATATGCTTGTAGATACCTCCATTACCAATATTATAAGAAGCAAATGGAAGGTAAGAACTTTGACTAAACCAAATCAACATAGGCTTTACATACTGATTAACTAAGTTTTTATAGTTAACATTAGCAGCATCATCAAGTGTGTTTGTTAATATTAAGTCCTGTAGCTTGTCGTATAAGTTTCCACCTAAATAGTTTTGGATATGCAAATCTTGAGCAACCTCTACAAATTGTATCAGCTTATCATCATCTGTATTTCCAGATATAATAGACTTTCTTTTTAAGTCATTTAATGTTATAAATAATGCTTTAGTTGCCATATCTTATTTTTTATTTGTTGGATAAGCCCCTCTATCTGGTCTATCAATCATTCTTTCAGTCATCTCACTTGGATTGTTAGGTTCTTTTAAACCTTTCTCATAAGCTGAATTAGGGTCTGTTCTTTTATCTCCTTTTAACTTATAAACTCTAAGTTCCCAGAAATGATGACAGTTTTTACCTCCCTTAAATTTCAGCAAACTATAGTTCTGTCTGTTATGACCTAACTCACTATTTACACCTCTAAAAGACATCATATTAATATCTTCCTTTCTAAATACTATATTTCTCTCTGTAAACGTTTCCATCTTCTTGCAAAACTTTCTGCTGTTAGGAGATTTTCTTACAGGCATGTAAGCATATCTAATTTTATAGATATCACTATCTTCTTTAGATGATTTATTGCTATACTTAATTTCAGCCATTTTAACCTCGCTTAACTCCTCAGCATACTTCTCAGTATGTATAACCTCCCAATCATCGCTTAAAACCTCTCCTAAGCCCTCTAACTGCTCTAGCATATCATCTCCTTCTTCATCAGAGAAGTCACTTGGTTCTTCTTGAGAACTTAACTTCTCTCCTGTTTCTTCTTCTCGCTTAATCTTAGTAGATATGTTGTCTAGTTCTGTAAACTCAATAGGTTGTAAAGTAACAAAGTAAAGGTTTAAGTATATTCCGTTTATAGCTAATATCTCACAGAAGTCATCTAACAAATCCTTTTGGAAAGGTCTAACAACAAAGTTATCCATAAGTATAGATGCAGTTCTTAATTCCTCTGCATTGTTACCAAAACCTGTGTTGTCTTTAATACCTAACAAAATAGGAGATACAATTCCGTGTCCTAACATTATCTTCTCTCTACTCTCATCAGCTAAGAACTGATATTGTGCGTGAGCATCTGGTAAGTGTATAGGGTCTATAGTTGCTGAACTATCTTTGTCTTCGTTAAAAGCTATAATTGTTCTACCTGCATTGTTTGTTCCTCCAAACTTATCGTTTATCTTGCTTTCTATTAATTCTTGAGTCTCCTCTGGAGGAATACCATTATTGAAGTTAATAAATAAGCTAGGTTGTAAACCATTTTTTATATTGTTGATATGGTAGTTAGATACCTCTACCTCTAAATCACAGTACTGTAAACATCCATGATAGTCACTAGGAGTATAATACCAGAATCCACTTTGATAAGGTTTAGATACAAATATCTCAGAAGTTTCCTTCTTTCCACCTTGACAAAAAGCAGGTATTCTTTTAGGCTTATCGCCTCTTTTGTACTCAGCCCAATTAGGATGATAATACCAAGCCTTTATAATTCCATCTACAGCTTTCTCAGCTCTAAGTGTTTCTATTGGAAAGTGTAATGCTTTTAATACTTTCTTTTTTGTCTTATTGTAAACAACTTGGATAGCAGCCATTCCTAACTCCTTTCTATCGTTTACTATTCTTTTAATATCTTTAGGTTTAAATATTAATTGAGTCTCTGCCCATTCTACAGGCTTTTCTTTACTATCAGTACACTCTAGTCCTCTACCATAAATCATATCAGATATACCTTTGATACATCTTGAGTTGGTAGGACTACCTAAATTTAAGTCTATTAGTCTACCGAAGTGATTGTTGTCTTCTCCCCAACTAACCCAGTTATCTCCTTTTCTCTCTATAGCCTTAGGCATTTCATAGGTAGATAATTCAACTACACTAAAGTTCTTAGTATACGTTTTTGGCTTACTTACTGAATAATTCTTTTTAATATTTATTTTACCCATTATATTGTTATGTATTTATCATCGCCATCTGTATCGTTCTCTTCGTAATAGTCTGTACTTATAGTATGGTAGATATCCGTGTCTGTTTGACTTGTAACGTATATCTTATCTCTATACCACAAATTAGAACCTCTAGTCATCTCTAGGACATAGGCTCTTTCGGCTATAAACTTGTCTGAAGATAAAGTTACATCTATGTAGTCATTGTTGACTGATGCTGTAACATTAGTAATCGTTACAGACTCTCCTGTACCATCCTCTCTTATTGTAGCATTGATACCTGTTGTATCTAATGTTCTAGGCAATATAGAAAAAGTTTGTGAGCTTGATGTTGGCAATAATCTAATCATAAACTTATAACGTATATTCGTTTTTTTGTTTTTATTGCAAAAGAAAAGGTCTACCGAAGTAGACCTAAACTAAAAACATAAAGTAAACGTGAAAACTATGATTGAACTACAACAGTAAATCCTACAGTTGCAGGGTCAGAGTCTAAGAAGTTTGCAGGTCTTCTCTCCATACCAGTTAAAGTTAATGTATAACCACTAAGGTCATTCATTGCTTGTCCTGTTACGATAGTACCAGCAGTTACTTGACAGCCATTTTCAAATCCAGCTAAAAAGTAATTGTCATTTTGGTCT